CGCATCTCGGTCGACTTCGTATCCAAGGACGGCAGCAACAACGACAAGCTCGCTGAGACTTGTAACGGATTGTATCGCGCTGACGAACAGGACAGCGTTGCAGATGAGGCTTTCGACAATGCTTTCGAGGAAGGTGTAGGCGGTGGCTTCGGTGCTTGGCGGCTTCGCACAGTTTATGAAGACGATGAAGACGATGAGAATGAAAAGCAGCGGATTCGGTTCGAGCCAATCTATGACGCTGATTCCTCGGTCTTCTTCGATCTAGACGCAAAGCGCCAGGACAAGTCCGACGCAAAATATTGCTTCGTTCTGTATTCAATGACCCGTGAAGCCTACATCGCTGAATGGCAGGATGATCCAGCAACATGGCCCAAGCTAATCCAGCAGATCGAATTTGACTGGGATACGCCGGACGTTGTGTACGTTGCGGAATATTACCGCGTCGAGGAAGTGCGCGAGACAGTCCGCATATTCCAGACCATCGACGGCGAGGAAGAACGCTACACCCAAGCAGACTTTGACGCTGACGAAACGCTTGAAGAAATGCTCTTGGCTGTCGGTACGGTCGAGGTTCGCCAGAAGCGGGTGAAGCGCCGCAAGGTTCACAAATACATCATGAGCGGTGGCGGTATCCTTGACGATATGGGATATATCGCTGGCAAGAACATTCCGATTGTCCCTTATTACGGCAAGCGTTGGTTCGTTGATAACGTCGAGCGTTGCATGGGCCACGTCCGCCTAGCAAAAGATCCGCAGCGCCTGAAGAATATGCAGCTTTCAAAGCTGGGCGAGATCAGTGCGCTTTCATCTGTCGAAAAGCCAATCCTCGTTCCTGAACAGGTTATCGGCCATCAAGCTATGTGGGCTGACGATAACATCCGCAATTATCCCTATCTGCTGGTCAATCCGATCACTGGCCCGAATGGCGAGATGCAAGCCGCTGGCCCTGTTGCTTATACCAAGTCTTCCGACATTCCCCCGGCGATGGCTGCACTGCTCCAATTGACCGAGCAGGATATGGCTGAGATTTTGGGCAACAACCAGCAAGCCGACAAGATGGTCAGCAACATCAGCGGTAAAGCCGTTGAGATGATCCAGACCCGCCTGGACATGCAGTCATTCATCTACATGACCAACATGGCGAAGGCTATGCGTCGCTGCGGTGAGATATGGCTGTCGATGGCTAAAGACATTTACGTCGAAGAAGGCCGCAAGATGAAGTCGATTGATCAGATGGATCAGGTCGGCTCGATTGAATTGATGAAGCCGATCATCGACCCGGAATCCGGTGAATTGGATTATGAAAACGACCTAAGCAAAGCGACCTTTGACGTTGCTGTTGATGTTGGCCCGTCGTTCACCAGCCGCCGCGAAGCCACTGTCCGCTCACTGACTGGCATGATGCAGGTGACAAGCGATCCTGAAACGCAGATGATTTTGCAGGCTATGGCGATCATGAACATGGACGGCGAAGGTATCAGCGACATTAAGGACTTCTTCCGTTCGAAGCTGGTTCAGATGGGCGTTGTGAAGCCGACCGAGGAAGAACAGCAGCAGATGATGGAAGCGATGATGGCGCAAGGACAGCAGCCTGACCCGCAAGCCATGTATCTGATGGCAGAAGCACAGAAGGCTGAAGCCTTAAGCCTGAAAGCACAGGCAGACACGCAATATAGCTTGGCACGGACGGAAGAAACCCGCGCCAAGACCGCTGAAACCTTGTCGAACATCGACATTGACCAGCGCAAGTCGGCCATCGAGTCGGCTGAAAAGATTGGGGCTGCATTACAGCCGCAAACCAATGTGGTTCCACCCGCCACGCAATTCGGGTGAGTTTACGGGGTAGTATATGAAAACGGCAGAAATGGAGAATGACGAAACATTCGACGCGATTGATCTGGATACTGGCATTGAAACCGAAGATGAGAACCTAGCCGTCTTGGTTGATGATGAAGCGGAAGATGAGATTGACGAAGATGAAGTCGTAATTTCCATCGGTGAGGAATCGCCTCCTCAAGAGGAAGAAGCCCGTGCGCCTAAATGGGTGCGCGAGTTGCGTAAATCGAACAGGGAAAAAGAACGTAAGATCCGCGAACTTGAAGCGCAGCTAAATGCAAATGTAACTGAGACCAAGCCGGTTGCATTGCCCGCAAAGCCAACGCTCGAAGGCTGTGATTACGACTCTGACGAATATGAAAACAAGCTTGCCGCATGGTATGAGCAGAAACGCGAATATGATGCAGCCGAAGCCCAGATCGAGGCCCAGCGAGATGCTGAAGCCAAGGAGTGGCAGGACAAGCTTAATTCCTATGCGAAAGCCAAGGCTTCGCTGAAGGTGCGGGATTATGAAGATGCCGAAGCGTTTGCGCTCGATACCTTCAACGTCACGCAGCAAGGAATTGTTCTTCAGGGTGCCGAGAATCCCGCGCATCTGATTTATGCACTGGGCAAGAGCCAAAAGCGTGCCAAGGAACTCGCCTCAATCAATGACCCCGTGAAGTTTGCCTTCGCGGTAGCTAAACTGGAGACTCAGTTGAAAGTGACCAATCGCAAGGCAGCAGCAGCGCCAGAACGCACCATCACCAGTGGCGGTGGCCGCATCTCTGGATCTGTAGACTCAACCCTTGAACGGCTGCGTGAAGAAGCCCTTAAGACCGGCGATCTGTCAAAGGTCATGGCTTACAAGCGTGGCAAGAAAACCTAATTAAAGGAATTGAATACCATGAACGCATTCTCAAAGGAGGAAGTCGTTGCATTTGAGAACCTTCTCGAAGGCTTTAACGACGCGCTGATCCTTTCCAAAAACATCAGCATCTACAACACCAATGGCGTAACGATGGAACGCGCACGCGACACCATCTGGCGTCCGATGCCGTATATCGGTGAATCGTTTAACCGCACCGTCGGCTCGACGATTGCTTCGAACGTTTCGACCATGACGCAGCTTTCGGTTCCTTCGACCCTTGGCTTCAGCAAATGCTCGGCTTGGCAGATGAACTCGCTCCAGCTTCGTGATGCCTTGCAGGAAGGTCGCCTTGGCGATGCTGCAAAGCAGAAGCTTGCTTCGGACATCAACCTGTCGGTTATGGACGTTGCTTCGGCACAGGGAACGCTGGTCGTTCCCATCGTTGGCGCTCCTGGCGATTATGATGACATTGCTCTGTGCGATAGCATCATGAACGAACAGGGCGTTATGTCGGAAGATCGCTATCTCGCTCTGTCGAGCCGCGATTACAACGGCATGGCTGGCAACTTGGCTGCTGCGACTCGTTCGTTCACCGGCAACAAGTCCGCCAATGCTTACGAGCGTTCGTATGTCGGCCCCGTCGCTGGCTTCGAAACCTATAAGCTGGACTATGCCAACCGCTGCGTCGCTGCTTCGGCAAGCCGCACGATTGCAACCAATGGCGCACAGGTTCGTTTCGTTCCGCGTGCAACCACCACCGCAACCGCTGGCGTCCTCAACGTCGACAACCGCTATCAGACCGTCACTGTCTCCTCGACAACCGGCCTCACTGCTGGCGATATGTTCACCGTTGATGGCATTCAGGCCGTCCATCAGATCACGAAGCGCACGACTGGTCAGCTTAAGACCTTCCGCGTTATCTCGATTGTTGATGGCACCTCGATGGTTATCAGCCCGCCGATGATCGGTGCGAACTCCTCACCGACTGACGCTGAACAGCAGTATCAGAACGTGTTCGTTGCTTCGACCTCGGCAACTGCTGCAATCAACCTGCTGAACAACCGTGCGACCAGCATCAACCCGTTCTGGCGCAAGGATGCAATCGAACTGCTTCCTGGCCGTTATGCTGTTCCTGATGGCGCTGGCGCAGACGTTCTGCGTGCTTCGACTGATCAGGGCATCGAACTGGTGATGACCAAGCGGTTTGATCCGTTGACCTTCCAGACGCTTTACACGCTGGATACGCTCTACGGCGTTGTGATGACGAACCCCGAAATGTGCGGCGTTCTGATTTTCAATCAGGTCTAACAGGGGATGGGGGGAGCCTTGGAAGTCGGCTCTCCCCAACTTCTTAAAGGAGTGATCAAATGCCACTGAAAAAAGGTTATAGCCGGTCGAGCATCGGCAAGAACATCAAGATGGAAGAAAAGGCTGGTCGCCCCAAGAAGCAGGCGATTGCCATTGCTCTGAACGTTGCACGCGATGCTGCAATGAAAGCTGGTAAGCCGTCAAAGGCTCCCAAAAGGAAAAAGAAGTGACCGACTTTCCAACCATTTTATATCGGACTCCTGGCCCGTTCAGAAAGCCCGGCGGTGAGACATACGACACCGAGGGCGCGGAAGACCAAGAGACGTTTGACGCATTGATCGCTAAAGGCTGGCATCCGTCTTACGAAGCCGCCGTTGGTAGCAAGAAAGCGAAGAAGATCATCGCATCGGCTGAAGCGTTTGAAGACGCAATTGACGAAGTGTCAGACCCGACCCGCGATGAACTGGAAGCCAAGGCAAAGCAATTAGGTGTATCGTTTAATGCCCGCACTTCTGATAAGAAGCTTGCCGAGCGCATCGCTGAAAAGCTGGAGGTCTAATCGTGGGTATAACCAAGCGGCAGTTCATCTCTGGAGCCTTTGAAG